TTAGATAATAATAAACAAAAATAACGAAAAGTTAAATATAATTAAACAAGTTGTACTTTGTTTAAAATATTAAGGAGACATTATGTATTCTATAGGTGAAAGATTAAAAAGACTACGAATCCAAAAAAACCTCACCCAAGAGGAACTAGGGGAGCGTACAGATCTCAGTAAAGGATATATATCCCAGGTAGAGCGTGATTTAGCATCTCCATCAATGGATACTTTTTTCAATATCCTCCAAGTACTAGGTTGTGCTCCTAAAGATTTCTTTGATAAGGAGAGTACTAGTCAGAAGGTATATTATTCAGTTGAAGATCAAACTAGTTATGAAGAAACTGATGAAGGTTATGAACTTACTTGGTTGGTTCCAGAGTCGAATGAAAAAGAGATGGAATCATTAATTCTTAAATTAGAAAAAAATAGTAATTATAAAGAGCTTGTTACTCTTCCAGACGGCAGAAGTTTCATTCCTGAAGGAAGAAATGTCCTTCTTCCACTCCCTAGAGGATCCAAGGTGTTGCGAGCAGATAAGACCAGACGTCTGATGCATGAAATGGGTGTTCCTAAGTATGCTTCAGGTATCGGGATTCCGAGTGATGCGAAATTCCTTCGAGAAATGGAACAAGCACAGCGCAATATCACGATTCAAACTACTAGTGTTCAAAGTGGTCAAGATACAGAGCAAGTTGTATCTGAGATGAGGATTCTGAGAGCAAGTTTAGAAAAATTGCTTACTGCTATCCTTAACAAGGACACAGATACTTATATGGATAGTTCTGTAGTGACGGATATTATAACCAAGAAGCAGAGAGAGCGAGAAAGAATGACACTAAGAATGAAAGGAGTGCCTGAATGAGTGAAGTTACAATGCGTTTCAATAAAACTGATTTTCGAGACCTTATTGAAATCCATGACATCCAACGAGATATCGGGAACAATCGCTCTATCTCTATCGACCAAGCACCAAGAATCGGAGTCAATATTCAGCAACAAACCATTGATGCAAAATATATCAAGGTAGATTTTTCGATCTGGTCCGAAGACAGAAATACCCTCAAGCACAAGCTTGCGGGTATTTTTAATGTTGATAGTCCTAAAGAGCTGACATTTTCAGATGAGCCTGACAAATACTATCTGGCCATGCCGATTGAGAGTATTTCAATGCAAGAAACGAGCGGTCGAAGGTCAACCGGTTCTATAAAATTCATTGTTCCAGACGGTGTAGCCCATAGCACAGCTTATAAGAATTTCAATAGTGATTCAAATGCACAAACTACAACCGATAAAATGGTTTTTGACTTAGTAAACAATGGGACGGTTGAGGCCTTTCCAATTATCAGAGTTAAGCATAATGCTGAAAATGGTTATATTGGTCTTGTCAATAGTAATACAGCTTTTGAGATGGGAAACCGTGAGGAGGTTGATACTGAAACAGTAAAGCGCTCTGAGGTCTTGCTTGACTTTCGAGGCGACAAAATCGCTCAAGGGTTGACGCAAGCAGTAAAAAATAGCTCAGTGACTAATGGTTCAGAGAATTTAATTGGGACATCGGAGCTAATTACAACAGGCAGTAAGAAACGTGTCAAATTAATAGAACAGTTTAGCGGAACATATAATAAAAGCTATTCAACAGGCTTATCATGGGAGATACCAGCTGACTCAACAGGTCAAAAAGGCTCTCTAAATGATTACATTTTTTGTAAATTAGTCTATCAACTTGAGTCAATAGCACAATGTGGCTTTATCAAGGTGGCTGTATCTGATACATCAGGTCAGTTTTTGTATGGGGTTGAAACTTACAAGAGATATAACGGTCTATATTGTGGATTTAATGTCTTTGCCACTAATAATAACGGAGATTATAACTTTCTCAATACTTTGGATTTTGACTCATCTAGCGATAGCAATAGAAATCCTTTTACATTATCAAGAGGACAGTTTGAAATTAAGCGAAATGATGAGAAAATCCAAGTTTACTACAACGGTTCATACTATAATTTTGTCGTCCCTGAAATCAGGGGCAAAAAGTCAGCTGAGATCCATGTCACGATAGGCGCTTTTCACGGCAAGCCAATCATCCCTCATCTCTATCTCGATGAATTGATGTATCGTAAGGACTTTGTGCAAGTATCAAGAGATATTCCTAACCGCTACGCTATGGGCTCAACGGCTGTAATCAATAGTGAAGATGATACGGTCTATATTGATGGCATCGCAAAAACTGGAGAGGTTGTTGACGGCTCACAATGGCTATCTATACAGCCTGGAGAATCTAAACTTGAGATGTATTTTTCAAGTTTTATAAAGAAAAAACCAACCGTGACAATCGAATTTGAAGAAAGGTGGCTATAATGTTTTTAACAATTCATGATGCAAACTTACAAAAAGTTGCTTTTGTTGATGACCGCAAACAAAGTACACTTAATTATTATGGTGATACATGGAATAGAAGCTTACAAACAGGATCATCTACTTTTGAATTTACTGTATTTAAAAAGGCTATTAAGTCAGACACTCCAACCAAAAAAGCCTATTCTTATCTGAATGAACGGGCGTGGGTATCTTTCAAATATCATGGCAAGAGCTTTATTTTCAACGTTATGCAGGTTGAAGAAAATGAGCAGACAATTAAATGTTATTGCGAAAACCTCAATCTTGAGCTTATCAATGAGATAACCAACCCTTACAAGGCTACAAAGGCTATGAGCTTTGCAGAATATTGTGAGGCCATGGACTTGTTAAACTATACTCACCTATCCATCGGCATCAATGAAATTTCAGATAACAAGCGTACTTTGGAATGGGAGGGGCAAGAAACCAAACTAGCCCGTCTATTAAGCCTAGCCAAACGTTTTGATGCTGAGATTGAGTTTGATACACAATTAAACGATGACAGTACAATTAAGAAATTCTCTATCAATGTCTATCATGAAAACGATGACAATCATCAAGGGGTAGGCCGTATCAGAAACGATATACAGTTAAAATATGGCAAGAATATCAATTCTATCATTAGAAAAGTTGATAAGACTGGCATTTTTAACTCAATCAAACCGACAGGAAAAAGACGAGTTAAAAATAATAAAGGTGAGGAAGTTGAAGAAGTTGTTACAATAAGTGGTCTTGACGAGTGGAAAAAGTACAACAAGGATGGAATTTGTGAATTTTATCAATTAGGGGCTCATCTTGTTGCACCTATCTCTATGCAGCTATATCCATCAACATTCACAAATTCAACAGGTGAACTAGACCAGTACACAAGAAAAGATTTTTCTTACGATACTGACAACCCTAAAGAATTAAGACGTTTGGCATACAATGAACTGAAAAAACATTGTTATCCAGCAATCACTTATGAAGTCGATGGCTTTGTCGATGTTGAAATCGGCGATACAGTCAAAATTCATGATTCAGGATTCAATCCTTTGCTGGTAGTTCAAGCGCGAGTTACTGAACAGAAAATCAGCTTTTCAAATCCAGCAAGCAACAAAACAGTATTTTCGAACTTTAAAGCCTTCGAAAATCAGTTATCAGACGGAATACAAGAGGCTCTTGAGCGCTTATTTGAGCAGTCTAAACCTTACATCATCAAGCTATCTACTAGCAATGGTATCATTTTTAAAAATCAAACTGGAGAAAGCATTATCACTCCTACACTTTACAAGGGTGGTAAGTTGATAACAGCTGGAGTTACTTGGAGATGGTCTTTAAATGGGATTGTAACAACTGGTCAGACATACACAGCTAGAGGTAGAGATGTTTCTGGCGTAATCACATTGACTGTTGCAGCTTACATTGATAATGAAGAAGTCGCAGTAGATGAAATTTCTCTAGTAAATGTATCAGACGGCTTAAATGGCCCTAAAGGAGACAAAGGTGACCCAGGCAAGGACGGTGTTGCTGGTAAGAATGGTGTGGGCTTGCATTCCACTGTAATCACTTATGCACCATCTACCTCAGGAACTAACGCTCCAAACTCTGGATGGGCAAGTTCTGTTCCAGTTATTCAAGCTGGACAATATCTTTGGACTAAAACAACTTGGAATTACACAGACAACACCTCTGAGACAGGCTACTCAGTAGCTAGGATTGGTAGAGACGGAAATACTGGTAGAGATGGTGTCGCTGGCAAGGACGGCGTTGGCATTCGTGCAACAGCCGTAGTTTATGCTAGTTCCACATCAGGAACTGTTCCACCATCTAGTGGATGGGCATCTCAAATCCCTAGCGTACCAGCTGGGCAGTATTTGTGGACTAAAACAACCTGGAGCTACACAGATAACACCTCTGAGACAGGTTTTTCTGTTGCAAAAATGGGTGAAACTGGCCAAAAAGGAGATAGAGGAGAGCCAGGACCTAGAGGTCCTCAAGGTGAACGTGGTCAACAAGGTTTGCCTGGTCTCCAAGGTTTACAAGGTCCAAAAGGTGACCAAGGTATCCCTGGTCCTAAAGGCGCTGACGGCCGTACAAAGTACACTCACATTGCCTACGCCGATACTATCTCAGGGAGTGGATTTAGCCAGACAAACGCCGACAAGGCCTATATAGGGGTCTATGTTGATTTCAACTCAACTGACAGCGTCAACCCTGCTGACTATCGCTGGACGAGATGGCGTGGTCGCGATGGTGCCGATGGACTACCAGGTAAAGCTGGAGCAGATGGAAGAACACCTTATGTTCACTTTGCGTACTCTGACAATGCGGATGGTTCTGGTTTGACAATGACAGATAATGGACAGCGCTATTTTGGTCATTATTCAGACTATGAAAAAACCGATAGCTCAGATAAAACGAAGTACAAATGGGCTGATCGTTGGGCTAAAGTTGAGGTTGGTTCACAGAACAGGTTTGTTCAAAACACTTCTGTTGCAGGGTATTTAGGGAATGCTGGGGTTGTTTACGCAGCTAATACCGTGAACAAGGAAAGAACGTCCGATTTTATTGAAATCGATGGAGCATCCAATCTCATCTATCAGCTTTGGGTAACTATCCCTGCTGGAGGAATGCCTTGGCATGCTTGGCAATTTTACGATTCTAATAAATCACTTATCGGAACTCGACTTACAGGTAAGGACAGTTATACTGTTCGTTCTCAAAAGTGGCATATCGTCAATAATATTACAGTACCAGCTACTGCTAAATTTATTAGACTATCTGCTAGAACTTACGAAGACGCTAAAATTAAATTAGAGATAGGCACTATCCCCACAGACTGGTCTCCATCTCCTGAAGATATTCAGAGAGACATTGACTCTAAAGCTGATCAAGGGCTGACTCAGGAACAAATCAATGCGCTAAATGAAAAGACTGGGATTATTCAAGCTGAGCTTGAGGCTAAGGCTAGCGCTGACACACTTGATAATTGGATAAAGGCTTACAAGGACTTTGTCAAGGCCAACGAGACAGCGAGGGCGCAAGCTGAGAAAGATTTGATTTCAGCTAGTCAGCGTGTTTCTAACATTGCTAAGGATCTTGGAGAATTATCTGACCGCTGGAATTTCATCGATAGCTATATGAGCTCATCTAATGAGGGTCTTGTCATTGGTAAGAATGACGGTAGTTCTAGCATGATGTTCAACCCTAACGGACGCATCTCAATGTATTCAGCAGGGGTAGAGGTTATGTATATTTCTCAAGGTGTAATCCACATCGAGAACGGTATTTTCTCTAAAACTATCCAGATAGGACGCTTTAGAGAAGAGCAGTATCACATTAACCCAGATATGAACGTAATTAGATATGCAGGAGGTGCTTAATGGCTGATTTTTGGTCAAATACTAATAGAGGTTATCGTATAAGATTGTGGATAGATCAAACCTCGCAGAGCATTGAAGACAATAGCAGTCAAGTCAGGGTTAGACTTGCCTTGTTAAATACTTTTACGACTTTCGCAGAATACAACTGTACTGCTTCGGTGACTATTGATGGACAGATTATCAACTGGTCAGGACGTCCATCAATGCTTAGTCAAAATCAGGTAATCATGCTAATTGACCGAACTGTCACAGTCGGCCATAACGCAGACGGAACCAAGACATTTAATTTGTCCGCTAGCTTTTCAGGGAGTGGTGGATGGTCTCCTGGTGATCTAAATATTGATGGTAACTCGTTTACTTTGACAACAATCCCAAGATCTAGCTCTGTGAGCGTGAGCACTGGGGTCATTGGCAATGCGGTTACTATCAACATTAACCGTCAAAGTTCCAGTTTTAAGCATACAGTGCGCTATGCCTGGGCTGGTAAGAGTGGAACGATTGCGACGAATGTAGACACATCCACAGCGTGGATGATCCCTCTTGACTTCGCAAACGACATCCCCAACTCAGCGAGTGGGACAGGGACTATCTACGTTGATACGTATTCAGGCTCTACCAAGACAGGCACACAGTCAGCCACATTCACGGCAAGTGTGCCAGATAATCTCAAGCCTACATTTTCAGGTATCACATTGTCAGATTTGAACTCTGCAGCACAGAACCTTATCCCAAGCGGTAACATGTTCATTCAGGTAATCTCTAACATCAAAGTAGCGTTTAATGGTGCAGTTGGTTCTTACGGCTCATCCATCACTGGATACTATGCTGAGATTGTCGGCAAGAACCAATCCACAAGCTCAAACGGTGGCAGTCTTGGCATTATGAACTACCACGGAGCTATCAAAATCAGAGCAAGAGTCTCTGATAGCCGTGGCAGATGGTCAGATACTAGAGAGGTATCTGTAACAGTGCTTGAGTATTTTGCTCCTGCTTTGAGTTTTGGCATAGCAAGAACAGGCTCAACATCTAGCACCCTAACAGCTACAAGAAATGCCAAAATCGCCCCTCTGACAGTGACAGGAAGTCAAAAAAACTCAATGAGATTGACATTCAAGGTTGCTCGGTTAGGTACTACTAATTTTCAAGCGGATACAGGACAAGCTACTGGAGCATGGACAAGTATCTCAAGTCTAGTCAATTCACAAGCTAACCTTGCTGGGAACTATCTAGCAAATCAGTCCTGGGTTGTGATCGGCACGCTTGAGGACAAATTCACACGGACTGATTTCATGGTCAATGTGGCCACAGAGAGCGTGGTTTTGTCTTATGACCGCTCTGGCGTGGGCGTCAATAAAATTCGTGAGCAAGGCGCTCTTGATGTTAAGGGTGACATCTACGCTAATAATCAGCCTATCCAACAGTATCAAATCACTGACAATAATGGATGTGGGAAGATCATCAAACAGGATTTTAATTCCATGAAAAATACTGGCTTTTGGTGGATAGACGGAAACTCTCAAAATAATCCATTTGGGGCTTGGGGGATGTTGGAGGTCTTCAGACCTAACCCTAACTCTCAGGAATGTATCCAACGCTTCACAACATCTTTAGGATATATGGCAGTTAGGGAGAATGGTTTTGATAACAACTGGAGGCCATGGCGCTACCTAGTGCAACAATCAAAATCCACTAACAATTCTGATTATGTAGCTCTGCTAAAATCAGAAAGCGATCCGACTTCTTGGCGAAACATAACTCTACAAAATGGGTGGCAACATCATCAGCAGTACAATGATGTACAATATTCAAAGTCGTTCGATGGAGTGGTGTACTTGCGTGGAGTTGCGACGAAAGGAAAGACATCTTACGGGACAGTTATAGCTCAATTACCAACTGGATTTAGACCGTTACATTCAACTTACGTTTTTGCGCTCAACGATGATTTTACAGTCGCGGTTTTATGCATTTTAACATCGGGAGAAATAGTTGTAAGAAAGAACGTTGACGCTACATGGCTCAACTTTGATAACGTATCATTTAAAATATAACAATCGTAAAAAATCCCTAATTA